CAGAAACCGACACGAGCGGAAACCCTACAGGTTACAAGCTCCGGCTTCTTTCTTCTGGCGGAAAACGGCCGGTCGACACAGACGTTGTGATCAAGCGCTATGAAACGCGGATGGTCCAGGCACTGCTTTCATCGTTTGTTATGCTCGGGCAAAACATCAGCGGGTCGCATGCTCTTTCCAGTGATCAGACCGATATGTTTGGAGTCGCGCTCGATGCAATTCTGATGGCCAGGGATGATGTGATCAACGAATCGATAATCCCCGAGCTTTGCTTGCTGAACGGATGCCCGCCTGAGTTGATTCCGAAAATGGGCCACGGGGATGTTGAAGCGCCAAAGCTTGTCGAGCTTGCCCAATACGTTGCTACGCTTTCCTCTGCCGGTGTTATTGTTCCAGATGACCAGCTAGAAAAACATCTAAGAGAGACAGGAAATCTACCCGTTGCAGACGAAGCGACAGAGCGCACCACGCCGGGGCCTGTCGCTCCCTTCTAGTTATATTTGACAAAACTGTAGAAAAAGGTATTTTGGGATATACTCAATGGAATATAAAAAGAATATTGACTTTGAATTACATCGCACAGACGATGACCGGCGACTTGCGGTTGCGTGGGCATCCGTGGTCACGCGCCCAGACGGTGATCTGATTGTTGATGGGGACGATGATATCATTCTAATCGAAGACCTTGAAGAAGCCTTCATCAATTCATTTATGGATGGTGGACTCGGCAAGGGCGGAGAACTGCACGGGCACGAGGGCGGAGAGATTGGAAGTGCCGATGTTGTCCAGTTTTTTACTCTAAGCAAAGAAGAACGCGATGCACTTGGATTCGGCAACGGGCCAGAAGGCGCGATCGTCAAGTTTCGCGTGAATGATGACGACTTGTGGGAAAAAATAAAGGCGGGCTATCTTCCAGAGGTTTCGCTTGGAATGGAAATGCTGAGGGAAAAAATCGATGCCTAGTATTTTGAAAAAAATAAGAATCAATGAAATTTCGTTCGTTGATAAAGGGGCGAGTGGCGACGAGGAAAACAGACCGCGCGTCGTTTGCCTAAAACGTTTTGGCGATGCGCCAGAGGAGACTAGAAACATGCTTGAAGAAATTCTTGCGAAACTTTCCGAAGAGGAGAAGGCGATTATCTTGGAAGCTATCGCCGAAGCTGGGAAAGGCAAGGAAGGAGCCGAGGAAGAAGTAAAGGCCGAAGATCCAGAGAAGCCCGAAGAGGAAAAAGCAGAGGATCCGAAAGACGAAGAGGACAAAGAGGACGACGAGGAAAACAAGCGTCTGGCAGAAGAAGTCCAGAAGCGAGAAAGCGCCGAAAAGCGGATCGCGAAACTTGAGGAACGCATCGAACTGGACGCAGCAGAAAAACGTTGTGCCATCGAGTTCAACGCGATCCCTACTCTGAGCAACAGAGAACTGGCAACTGTTTTGAAGTCGGCCAAGGGTTCGCTTGAGGCCAAGACATATCAGAAACTAGAGGGCGCTTTGAAATCATGCAACGAGGTGATTTTGAAGAGCGACCTTTTCCGTGAGTCTGGGAGTTCTGCGTCTGGGAATATCGGCAATCCGCAAAGCAAGATCAATGCGCTTGCAGAAAAGCGGGCGCAAGACACGGGCGAGTCAAAAACAGTCGCCTACCAAAATGTACTGAAAGCAAACCGGGACCTTTTCGAAGCGACCGAAGGAGATAAGTAAAATGGCAGTTTCTAATATGGGGCCGGGCCTACCTTTTGTAGCGGCCGCTGATTTGAGCGCAAAGCAATACTATGTCGTGTATTTGTCCGCAGCTAACACGGTCAACGTGTCCGGCGCTGGCGTGCTGTCGCTCGGCGTTTTGCAAAACAAACCCGAATCAGGCGAAGGCGCGATCGTGTCTCGTGACGGAGATGTGACCTCCGCCGTTGCTGGCGCTGCTATCTCGGCTGGCGACGAGTTGACAACGGATTCAAGCGGCCGAGTGATTACCGCCGACGATTACGCAGACGAGATTATTGGCATTGCGATGTCCGCAGCCAGTGCTGCTGCTGAAGTGATTGAAATGCTTCAGATCCACAAAACCAAAACAAGCGGTCTTGCCCTTACTTCGGCCGCAGACTTGACGGCCAAGCAATATCTGGCCGTGAAAATCACCGCAGCAAGTACCGTGAATCTTTCCGGCGCTGGCGAAGTGGCTATTGGTATTCTCCAAAATGCACCTGCAGCCGCAGCCGTGGCGAAGGTTTCCATTGATGGACAAGTCACAAGCGCAATCTCGGGCGCGGCTGTTACGGTTGGGACGCAGGTTACGCCAGACGCAGCGGGGAAACTTGTTACTGCAACGACTGGCGATTATGTGATCGGGACTGCGGTCACTGGCGCAGCCGCTGGCGATGCCACGTTTTTAGTATATCAAGCTCACGACGGCATTGCCGCGTAAAGGATTAGACTATGCCTTCACCTTCAGATGTTCATGTTAATTCTGCTCTAACCAACCTTTCGGTGAATTGGGGCCAGGATGTAAACAATTTTGTAGCTCACCAAATTTTCCCGGTCGTGAAATCGGGCAAGCAAAGTGACCGCTATTTCGTATGGTCTAAAGAGGACGTGCTTCGCTATTATTCTCGGCTTGTCGGCGACAAGGGCGCAGCGCCTATTCGCGACGAAGACCTGGATACTGCGCTTTTCTCTTGCGACGTTCGCAAAGTCAAGGACTACATCGGGGAGCAGGAAGCTGCCAACGCCGACGAAGCGCTTGACCTGCAAATGACCAAGACCCAAATCGTTACGGAAGATCTCATGATCGGCAAGGAAGTAAACTGGGCCGCTGAGAATTTCGTGACCGGCGTTTGGACTACTGAACGCGCCGGCGTTGCTTCTGGGGCGACAGGAACCCAGTTTCTGCGGTTCGACGTGTCCGGTTCGGATCCAATCGGCGTTATGAGAAATATCATGCGATCGGTTGCGACCCTGAACGGCGGGCGCAAGCCTAACGTGTGCGCTTGCGGCGCTGCTGTTTGGGACGCGTTGGCAGATCACGCTGATTTGCTCGACAGAATCAAACACACCGAGAAAGGGATCGTCACTGAGGATCTAGTCGCTGCAACTTTGGGATTGAAAAAATTCATCGTAGCAGAGGCCGTCCGCAATACGGCGGTGAGTGGGGCCACGGCTTCTTATTCAAACATTCTCGGCAAAAATCTTTTGCTCGCTTATGTGCCAGACGCGCCAGCGAAGAACGTCCCAAGTGCAGGCTATACTTTCGTTTGGAACGGTCTTACCGGCGCTGGCGGAATGGGCCAGAGAATCAAGAAATGGCACGACGATGACAGAAGCGCCGACGCGATCGAAGGCGAGATGGCCTACGATCACAAAATCGTTTCTGCTGATTGCGGCGGTTTCTTGCTGGATGCAGTAAGCTAATGGTTTTGATTGCCAGACGGCAGATGGTCACGGAAGCAGGGACGCGCTATGTCGGCGACCCTGTTCCCGAGGCCGCACGCTGGAAAAATCTCAAGGTGTATCTTGAACTCCGATGGGTTGCTGATGTTCCCGAGGATGTTGCAGAGAAAGCCGCAGGGCTTGAACGGGAAACAGCAGCTGAAGAGATGGCCAAACTATTGGCTGAGCAAAAGGAAACCGAAAACAAGCCAGAAGCAAAGCCGGCCAGCGAACCCAGTACCACGGGGGAGCGGGTCGCAAAAAAGCGAATAGCTAAGAAGCGAAAAACGAAAAAGAAAACGAAGAAAAAAACGAGCCGGAAGGCGTAGGAATAACACCTCATGTCGTGGACCTTTGATTCAACCAGCCTATCAACATCACTTTCGCAAGTTCGATTGCTGATTGGAGATACCAACACAAACGATCAATTGCTCACTGACGAAGAGGTTAATTTTTTCTATTCTGAACGCTCCGACATACGACTAGCTGCCATTGAATGCTGCTCTGCGATAATCGGGAAGCTGTCCCGCGATATTGACCGATCAAACCTTGGCCAATCTGCGACGCGTTCGCAAAAGATTCAGCACTACAAGGATTTGATGGAGCGGTTACGGAGGGAAACCTCGGCTGTTGCTGAAGTGTTCATTGGCGGCGTGTCGGTGTCGAATCGAGACAACCTCGATTCTGAAGACGACTTCATCAAACCTGCGTTCAGTAGGGACAGAAACGATTATGTAAGCGCCGGCAACGGTGAAGATGATGATTAGGCTGGAGGACTTCGGAGAGTGGCTTGACGGCGTTGCTGAGCGGTCTGCGTCTGTGTCTAATAGTGCGCTATTGAAAGCCGCAGATATCCTTGAGGAATCGATCAAAGAAACGATCATGGGCTTGCCCATAAGCACACACCCCGGAGTTATCCATACCGGCAATCTCGCGCGGAGTTTTGAGAACAAAAATAGGCGCATCCTGATATCGGGCAAATTCACGGCAACGACCAAGGTTGTTTCAAAGTTGATCTATGCGGCTATACAGGATGTTGGTGGAGAGATCCTACCGCGCACGAGGCGCGCCCTGGCTATCCCAATGAACAGGTCCGCAGCGATACGCTGGCCGCGTTCGTTCCCACGTAAAGGGCTGGGCGCTCTCACGTTCCTGAAAAGCAAGAAGGCCGATACGGTTGGAATTCTCGTGCTGAAGGGAAAGGGTAAAGGCAAATCCAAGCTGATGTATGTTTTGAAAAGAAAGGTGAAGATCTCAAAAAAGGAATTCACCAAAAAAGCCCTCAGGCGAGTTAGCGGCAGAATGGCCGAGATCTTCGGCGATTCATGGATCAAAATGATAGAGGCCGCAACCTGATGGCATCCCCTTCAAAGAATCTCATAATGTCCGATCTGATTTCAGCGCTTGAGGGAATCACGGTTGCGAATGGCTACAAGTCCAATGTTCAGGCCGTTTTGCGAACGGTCCAAGATTATGACTCGGTAAGAACCGGGACCGGATGCCCAGCAATCACACTGAAGCGCTCAAACTGCGCCTACGAATACCGCAGTTGTGATCATATCGATGCGACGTTGACTGTCGATCTACTCGTGCACGTTGACGGGTCGACAGACGCCGCGAGATATACAGCAATAGATAACCTTGAGGATGATATCATTGCGGCGGTTTCAGTCGATATCACAAGGGGCGGAAACGCAATAGAAACGCGCGTGAGATCGACGATCGATGACACGGGCGACCCGGACACAATGGACAGTAGGGGCGGCGGTTCGAGTGCGGTAATAACGATCGATATTATGTTTGAAAGGACGACGGCGAAAGCATGAACAAACGAGCGAGATACATAGGGGCAGGAGCGCCGAGGGTTGGCGGGTCTGTTATTCTCCACGGGCACTATTTGATTGCAGACGAGTGCTTGATTGATTCGCTATGCTGCCGGAACGACTGGGAGCACGACGAAGGATTTGACGAAGAAGAAAAAACCGATAGCGACCACGGATCGCAAGATGCGGAGTCGGAGGATTTGAACGATGGGATTGAATAACACACACGCACTTGGAAGATCTGAACGGTTCTATGTCGTCGACGAGGTGACACCGGGAACCCAAGTGAAACCGGCCGCAGCAAATTACATGGTTGTGACAAAATCAGGAATCGGACTCGAACAAACCAACGACGTTCGCACCGACAAGCGGGATACTAGATCCGCACTTGAGCGCGTTCCTGGGAAAAGTTCGGCACCATTCACGGCAGAGTGTTTTTTGATTCCAAGCGGAACAGCTGGAACGCCACCGGACGCGCACTCGCTAATCAAAGCAGCGTTTGGATCGTATGCAAACACACCCGCAACGTCCGATGTCTACAGCCTGAGCGCATCGCAATCAATGCCGACGGTATCCGCATATAGTTTGTTGAACGACATATTATCCGTCGCATCAAAGGGCGTTTGGATTGATTCGCTCAACATCGCATTTTCTGGCGGGGATAAGCCGAAGCTGAAATTTGATGGCGCCGGAATGGGCCACATGCTGACGGCCACAAGCACGCTAAACGGGGCTCCGAGCGGGGCGGATATCACGGTCCAAACCGGGGATGGAATCAAGTTCAGCGTTGGCTCGATTGTCAAGGTTTCTGCTGACGATAACTCTGGGGCAGGCTTCAAGGTTCTATCTATTGTCGGCGACGTTCTCACGCTTGAAGGATCCCCCACGGCGTTGACCGGCGCTGATGTTATTCCGTTCCTTCCTGTTGGCTATGATGGAGTAGGAACGCCTGTGAGCGGGATCTCCGGCTGCTTGTCCGTTGACGGGTCTTCTCTTCCGATAACCGGTTTTGATTGCACGATCAAAAACGGATACAAGGTGATCGATGACGAAGCCTGCCAAGAATTTCCAACAGACGCAATCCCAGGGTTTCGAGAGGTAAGCGGGACTGTTTCTTTTCGTGCACGCAAGGACCTTTTGATTTACCTGGCAAACGCGAAAGAGCATACGCAGTTGCAATTCGTAGCGACGATGGGATCGGGCGCCGGAAAGACGGTCACGCTAACGATGCCGATCATTGAGATGGACTTTACCGGGATCGATATCCCAGAAGCCGATGAAGTTGTTTTGTCTTTGCCTTATGTCGCGCTCGGTTCTTCGGGCGAGGATGAGGCCACGTTATCTTTCACATAGAAAAGAAAGGGGCCTAGCATGGCTCGCATTATTGAAGACGTTGACCAGTGGGTGGAATATGTTCCAGACGTTGATGACAACAGGATCGATCCAGACCCGATGACGGTTGAGATCTGCCCAATGACAACGGGCGAGATCAAGCGCATGGGGCGGCAGTATGGGGCGCAGCTATCGAATAAGAAGAAGAGTATAGAAAGGGCTCAAAAACTGACGGCTGCGATTATCTCCGAGCGCGTTCGGAACGTGAAAAATTATTCCTTTCGCGGTACGGTGATTGAAACCGGGGAACAGTTGGTTGAGACTGAGACAGAACTGATTGACGATGTATTCGAGGCAATAACCAAGATCTCCAAACTTCAGGATGGATTGAAAAAAAAATTGAATTCATCGTCAGGTGGATCTACAGCGGCGACAAGTCGACACGGCGAGATTGTAGGTCGTGCAAGCGGGACGGGCTCCAGGAATCCAGGAATTGCAGAAGGGTTGGAAAGTTCAATGTCGGCTTTGAATTCGACCCAGGATTAAAACGTTGCCCGCTTGCCATCGTCAGGTTTTCGAGGTTTGGGAAAATGGCGGAGCAGGTGCTCGTTGATTGGCGGGATTGGAAGGAATACGGGATGCTACCATTTCATGGGGACATGAACGACCAGCCATTTTTTGTCTATGAGGCGTTTGCTATGTGCTCGAAAATTTCAGAGATTGCAATGAACGAAAGGGCGGAACGCGAATCCGCAAAGGCAAGCGCGGCGAATGGCTGATACCGTAAAAGAAGTTGGGTTTGTTTTAAGCGTAAAGGACAACGCATCGGCCGCAATCAAAGGCGTTGGCGTTTCCGTGAAGACGGCAACAAAGGCCGTTGGCTTGTTTGGGAAAGCCGGGTCGCAAGCGTTCGACGGGATCCGAGCCGGCGCCGATGTTATGTTCAAAGCGATGGAAATAGGGAAGCGGGCGTTTGAGATTCTAAACGCGACCCTTGGCGAGTCGATAAGAAAAGCGCTTGAATTCCGAAGAAAGGGCGACCCTGTTCTGAAATGGTTCAAGGACATGCAAAGGGAAACCGACGTATTGCGGGCGCGTGTCGGAGATGCTCTGATCCCCGTTGTGCAAGGACTTGCAGAGGGCTTCGGCCTTGTCGGCGACGGAGCAAGTAAGTGGGTTGCACAAAACCAGAGGTTGATAGGAACGAAGATCTTGGAATGGTTGCAGAGCGTCGGGCATTTTCTCATAAATGGAATTGCTATTGGAGCAACGCTTGCGGGCAAAGCGTTTCTTGGATGGGAACTTATAATCTCCGGCGTGCAGGCTGTTGTGAATAAGTTCTTTGCCACGTTCTTTGAAGGCAATGCCCAGGTCCTTGATGCGATGTCGTCGATGGCTCGGGCTGTAGGTGCTGGCGGATTCGCTGATGCGCTAAAGAGCGCGACCAATTATGTTCGAGGGTTCGGCAATGAGTTTGAGGCAAGCGGAGACAAGGCAGCGAAGGAGGTGGAAAAGACGGTTGCAAAAATAGACGAATTAGACCTTGCGATCAAAAAGCTCAAACTGACCGCCGAAAGCACGCTTGATAAGGGGATCTCCAAGGGTTTAGAAAAAGTCAACGAAAACTCAAAAGGCGTCAGAAGAACGATCGATGAGCAAGCGGCCGCATCCGTGAAGGCGAGAGATGATGCGAAAAAAACAGAGGAAGCCGTTATTGCTATGTCTGGGAAAATGAGCGCCGCAATGGGTGAGGCGTCGGACAAGTCAGCGAAGGCCGCGTCTACAATCAGCGGCGGGTATGATACGATCGTTGCTTCTATGGAGAAATCGATTGCGGTTGCAACGGAGTCAATGGTCACAGGGGAAAAGACGGCTATGCGGTCATTGAAGGACGCCGCAAAAGAAACCCGAGATATAATTATCTCGACGATGAAGCAAGTTGTTCTTGCCGAGGCAATCAAGGCGTCAAGCCGCGTGTTCTCCGGGTTCAGCACGATCCCGATAGTTGGGCCGGCCCTTGGTGCGGCTGCAGGTGCGGCTGCTTTCGGTGTAGTTATGGGACTGTTGTCGCTTGCCAAGTTCCAGCAAGGCGGGATCGTGACAGGCGGAACACCTGGGATCGATTCCGTTCCTGCTCTACTGATGCCGGGTGAGCGCGTGATGACCGTGAACGAAGTGCACCAGGAGAAGAGCGGTGGCAGGCCGCAGCCCAGACAACGGCCGGTGACGATTGTGAACAACTTCAATTCGGTTGTTCCACCTCAGAGCGCCGACGCAAAGCGGGCAGCGCGGCGGATTAAAAACGATGTGGATCGGGTGAACCGCTTGCGCCCGGTTTTGGTGGGATAGCAAATGGCCGTTTCTTACGCAGCATTGAGCGCAACAGAGATTGCATTGAAGGCCGCAGACAAGCCCATCTTGGGCGGTTATGCGATACCGCGCGAGCCGGATGACGCGCGATGGAATACTGCCGGCACCACGTCAGGGACCGATATCACGGAGGACGAATTCCCGGCGTCGCGTGGGTATGATGGGAAAGCACACCTGCCAACGAAACCAGACACGACCGGAACTCTTCTTTATTATGTCTTGGACCTTGGCACCGATGTCGAGTTTGATGCAGTCGCGTTGATTGGACACAATCTCGGAAGCAATAGCGCCACGGCCGTTCTACAGGTCGACAACAGCGCGACCCCATCAGGCGCATTTGCAACGCCGGTAGACGTTGCCACGTTCACACCATCAGGCGACGGTAGGCTTATTGAATGGGAGTTGATGCACACAGGATCGGATCCTCTTCGGTATGACACGCAATTTGTTAGATTGAAAATAACAGCGGCATCGGGGTTCACTCCAGAGATCGGCGACCTCGTGCTTGTAAGACGGCGGCAGCTGAAACATAAAGCTTCGGGGATATACGACGAGTATTCATTTGACGGGGACTCCGACCGGTCCGTGTCTAAGTCTGGCGTTATAACCAATTACATTTTCAATGAGGGCCGGTTCAGAATGGACTTTGTTTTCCGCCCATCCGAAGACGCCTATATTTCAGATCTAGTTGATTGGTTCCTTTCAGACTATGCCGCGCGGCCGTTCGTTTGGTGCGAGAACCCAGGCGCGTCTCCGAATAGCTGGCAGCTTATGGTGAAAGAAAATACTTCGTTTAGGATTCCGAAGACTGGATGGATTGAAAGAGAATTCCCATTGTCCGCAGATGAGCAAGGGCCAGAGCGGTTCTATTTGAACAAGGAAGCA